TACAAATGTTTCGAAACCTGTTACTGCTCCTGCAAGAGAAAGTGTACCTGTACCAGTAGTGGTAGAAGTTTCTTTAACTCTATCGTTTACGACTAACGCCATTTAAAACTCCTTATTAACCAGAGATTCTTAATATAGCTGCTGCTGTAGTAAATGCTGGAAACTGAATTGTGAAAGTTCCCGATGTAGCTGTTTTATTTCCTCCAAAATCTAAAACTGCAACCGCTGCATTAGTAACTGCAGAAGATGTGTTGTAGATTAAAGCTCCTCTAGCAGTCAACGTTACACCTGTAAATGATAAATCTGCAAAATCAACAATTGCAACACCTGAAGCAATTGAAGTATTCTGACCGGTTAGTTTATCTCCACCAGACGCATAAGTACCTGTATTACTAACTTCTTGAGTTGTAGTAAAGGAAGTAGTCGCTGAGTTTAGAGTTGCTGAAGAAGTGTAAAGAGCTAGTTTAAAAACATCACCACCAGATGATTTAAAACTTGCATCACCTTCTAGTAATTGTTTTTTAAACGCATTTGCAATCGCTTGTGTTATAGCCATAGTATATCTCCTTATTGTTTTCCTATTCGAGGAACACCTGCTTGATATTCATCTCGTCTTCGTCTTCCCATTTGTTCTATTGAGAATCCTTTGACGGCTTCAGTGTATTTTTTATCATATAACTGGAGCATGTCAACGGGCCCTTTTAAAAAGCCGTAAGCTTCCACTAGGCAGGCATACAATAAACCATTGGGAAAATTTTGACTTATGTATGTAGTTGCATTTGTACTAGATAAACCAGGCTCTTTCAAGATATAATTTAATTGAATTGTGTAAGTAGCATCAGGAGTGGGCGCTACTACGATGTTTTGTTCGTCCCATAAGCTGTAATATTTTGGAACTCCTGTTACTTCCGTAGGATTAAATTCTGACATAAAACTAGTATCTCTATACTGCAAAAAATCTCTATTATTTGGTTGAGAACTTCCGTCAGAATCTACAATTTGTGCAGATCTTACAATTAATAAACCTGCTGGTCTACCAATAAATCTATCTGAAGTAATTAAATTAGCTGTATCATATCTTCTATTGTTATCGGAATCTACTTCTCTAAAAATTCTGTACTCTGCGTCTTCAATAAATCCATCTAAAATAGTTGAGGTAAAAACATTTGAATCAACTTCTGTGTAATCTTTAATTTTTTGTAATAGTTCTGTGTATGTCATGCTCTATCATTAACAGGTCCAGCTAAACATTGGAACCCGCCTCCCGTTTCTGTGCTACTTGCAGCACTAATTAAATTAAAAGTAAAACTGTTAAATTCTGTAACAGTTGAAGGTTGTCCCGCTTGTATTACTACTGTTGGAACCATCGTTACTGCGTAAGCACCGTAAACTTTTGCTCCACTTGAGTGTTCACCTGCGGGTGTGTTTTTGGGAGTCTGTCCTCTGAAAGGAGCAGCTGTTCCTCGAACACAATTCGATAAAACATTTGCTGAATTACCATTGTAGTAAATAGTTTCAGTTTCATATAATCCAGATGTTGCATTTATTTTTTCAATTGCAATGTATCCTTGACTAGGAAAAGCAGATGAGTCTGTTAAAGTAATTGAAGTAGCTGTTGCAGTAATGTTACCATTTAAAGTAGTTTGTAATTGTAAATTAGAAATTGCAACTCCACCTACAGGATTTTTTACATCATAGAATCTAATAAAGTCTCCAGTCTGATAACCACTAAAGGGAAAATCTACAGATACTTGAGTTGAAGAGTTAGTCATAGTAAATGGATTTTTTGGTAAAAAATCTGTTGTTGGAAATTCTGTTCTTGCTGGTCTTGGATGAGGTAATCCTTGAGGATCGGCAGTGTAGGGTTTAGGTTCTAGTTGCGGCTGCTTTGGTTCGTATTCAGAAGTATGAACTCTTGCACCATTCCATTCTTTAACCATTTCTCTATATGGATATGCTAGACCTGATCGATCTGAAATAAATAATGCGTATCTGCCTTTTGATAAATTTCCCATAGTTATATACTCGGATAGTAGGTTCGAGGTGAAATGTAAACACTAGCAGAAGAACCATCTTCTTCTAGAGCTCTAGTTAATTCATCCTCATAAATTAATTTTGTTTCTTGTATTCTTGGTTGTGCATATTTCATAGATAAATAATAAGTCAAACCTGCAACCATGCAAGGTACAAATCTATAAGGTACATCTGTTGCGTTAGTGTAGGCCCCTGCATCTTGAATTCTTTTTTCATAATAAAAATTTATTACATCTCCGTTTTGACTAGCACCAGGAGTTAAATAAATAGTTATTAAAATATGATCAACAAATCTTTGAACAAAATATTGTGAGGGTTGTCCTGTTGCAGTTTTGTTAGATAATGCTTGGTATTGAGATCTATTTATTTTTTCTAAAGGTGAATCAACATTAGAGTTGTTTCTGTAAGAACATTCTAAAATTTCTGTAGCTTGGTTTACAAAATTAGTAACTGCATCTCCGTTTGAATGAGTAGCTGCAGTAGTTCCATTAACTCCACGTGTTACTCCAGTGAGCTCTAAATCATTAAATCCAGTGTATGAAATATTTTCAGACCCTACATTAATAGTGCCTGTAGTAGGCATATTAGTTATAGAAGCCAATGTAATTCCTGTAGTTGCTGTGGTAGAAGAAATAGCAGCAGTTAACGTAGAAGTTACTCCATTAGAATTACCGTCAGATGTTGCTCTAAAAATTTTATACTCGTTTTGACCATTTACTAAAGAAATATTAGTATTTGCTACTTCCCAAAAATGAAGACCTCTATTTCCCCATTCTTGAAACATTATGTTTAACGATCTTCGAGCGGTTTTTAAATTATAACCGCTCATGTCAAATTGACCAAGCCTGTTATAAGCTTCTTCAATTATCTCATCGATCGAAAACGTTTTGTCAAACGTTGTAGTGCCAGAAGTGGTATTGGCCATTTAATTACCCCGCTGTTAAACCTGGTCCTGAATATTTGTCCGTCAATAATGTGTAAGCTGCAATATTAGTTTTAGTTTTACAAAAAATTCCTTTTGGAAATAAAATTCCCTCTTCGGGAAATGAAAAATTAATTACATCTCCTGAAGGAACGTCACCAATAAATATTGTAGTTCCAGTATTTGAAGTTGTTGTAAGTTCTAACACACCTGCACCAACACCATCGGAAGAAATTATAATACCTCTTAATCTAATAGGTGGTTCAATTATTGCTGTAGCACCTGCTGCTGCGGTTGATCTTGTTGCTTGTATATCTCCATTACTTGCCATATTTAATCTCCTTAAAATTTATGTGGGGCCGAAGCCCCACACTAATTATTTATTACGTATCGCTAAATGGTGTAACAATAGTTCCTGATCCTAACAATAGTGAGTTATGAACTAAGTAGTTAGCTGCTTCAATAGCAGTAACTGTAACTATAGATCCAATAATTCCACCTTTTGTAGTACCATTCATAGAAAGTACATCATTTGATGCTCCTGGAAAGAAAGCTTTTTTAGCTCCATCATCTACAGCGATCATAGCCGCACCTGTAAACTTATCAGTTCCATCAGTTACGATTTGAACATCCGTTGCAGTAGTGTCTACATAAAAAGTAAAACTTGCACCAATGTTATTTAAATTGTTGTAGTCTGTAGTGCCTGCTGTAGCTCCATTAGCATTTGTGTTAATTGATGGTAAAGTAAAAATACCATCCGCGTCTTGTGTTAATAAGATTCTTCCTGCGTGATCATTTACAGTTAATGTAGTATTAGCTGTTAATGCAACAGTTGATCCTGGTCCAGTACCTATAAAACCATTTTTAGAAATGACCGGTCCTGAAAACGTAGTATTTGCCATATTATTATCCTCCTAGTTATTTGAATATCGTCTCTAGGCCGTCGACTATACGCGTCGATATTCAATTTAATGTATAGTGTGTTTTTTATACATTAGTTTTGAGTAGAGTGCAAGAGAGCCTGTAGTGTGGATTGGATTTTTCCAACGATATAGCTTTTTATTAAGTAGCTACTGAAACTTGTGGAGCAGCACCTTCAATTGTGTTCTGCTTGTGGGCAATAACTGCTTCTTCCAGTTTGATCTTTGTAATGACTTCTTTAACTTTGTCATCAATTCTGACCATTTCAAGAGTATATCTACCATTAGATAGATGCTCCTGTTCCCACTTCAACTCCAAGGACCTTTTTTGTTTGTATAGGTCTTGTATCATTTATAACCTCTTCAAAAGTTATTCTGTTTTTCTTGTCGTCATAACTAACTCCAAGATCTTCCCATTTTATACTTTTATCTCCTAGTTTGTCAAGTATAGCATTTTCTACACTTTTAGCATTATCTTCAGCTAATATGTTAAATTTAGCATGATGATTGTATGCCCAGATATTGATGAGAAGTTTTTTCATTAGTCTTTCTTTCTTATTTTTTAAATGAGGCGGAACTATGTTCCGCCTCAAAATTATCTATTAACTTACTCCAGGAGAACCGAAAATTCCTCTAAAGTCAGAAACACCAAATTGGTATCTTTCTCTAGCTTTGAATCTTAAGTTTCCAGTATCGAAGTCACCTTCCATAGCTGTTTTGATTGGTGTTCTAACGAA